TAGCTAACGTTGGTTCAATTAAGGACCGTTCTAGATATATTACACTTAATAGGGAACCAGATGATATTGATGATGAAATATTATTAGATGATTTGGTGTATAATAATCTAAGACATAGTAAAGAAACTAAAGAAGAAATATCAAAGATTATAAAGTTTTCTCAGAGTAGATTAACGGATTTATTCCTAATAGGTAAATCTATATGGACATTACTATATGATAATGTTTCAATACGAATTGTCTTTAATGACCTTAAAAAAACAAATACTAAACCAGGTATAGGATTTTTTTATATTGTGTATGATGAGGTATTACATGTTTATCAATATAGAATTAATACATACACTAAAACAACTAATGAAAATAAATGTAAAGTAGATTTAATTTATAAAGGTGATGTGATAGACGTAACCGATAAAAAAAGTCTAATTAATTTAATTAGAAAAGGTGCTATTATTTTTAACGAAAAAAAATCAGAAAAGTTTTTAAGTCAGATTGAAGATTCATACCCTATTTTTAGAGTTAGGTATGAGGAAAAATTTCCGTTAGAAGGTTCTATTTTATCTATAGCTAAGAGAAAGGTTATGAACTATATTTTTCAAACAATTAAAATTCAAGAATTAAAATCCTAAGATGAGTAACATTAAACTTAAAAAACCTGACCATATTGTGTGGGACGAAGAGACTCAAAAATATAATGCAAATATATTACCTTATGGAAGTAGTGTGTCAGCGCCTGTTATCAAAATAGAAGACATTTCATCCTATAAACAAAGAAATGTACAAAAGATACAGAAAAAATTTAATAAAAAATATCAAGAATTGGTAGATGAATATAATAATTTAGTTGATGAAGTTAAATTAAATCAAATAGTATATGAATCCAAATTTTCTTTTGAGCCAATAATAGGTCATATTTATCATCTTTATTATGGAGATGATGGAAAATATTTCTTATCATTAATAGAACCTGAAATGTGGAATCAAGAATTTGTTCTAAGCGTTGAACTAAATTCTGAACATAAATGGGTCTTAATAAAAAAACCTCAAAACTAATGAAACTTCAAAACCCTATAGACGTTAATATTACAGATGAAACTGTATCAGTTCTTTTAGCGGGTGGTTTGGGTAATATGATGTTTCAGACAGCAACCTTAATGGTCTACGCTAAAGAAATGGGTTACGACCCAATTGTTGGTTATTGGACCACACATCAATCAGAGAGTTCTAAATTTAATAAACATCTTAATCGAAATGGTAGAAATATACATTTTGACCCATGGGGTGGACATATATTAAAAGACCCACATATATCATTTGGTGATGTTTACCCTAAATTGCCGTGGTTCGATAGTAGACCTAATGCCTTTGAATGGTGGTTCGACCAAAGTTTAGGGTGGGATATAGATACTGGTGAAGGTGGGGTGTACTATGATTTAAAACAAAAAGTAAAACCACCTTATCTATTTCAGGGTTACTTTTTTAATAAATTGTATTGGCATCACGAGAGGGATTACATTTTAGAAATATTCGAACCTGATAAAAATATAAGAAATTATATCGAATATAATTATGGGAGTTTATTTAAAAATAGTATATCCTTACATCTAAGAATGGGTGGAGGTAGACAAGATAATTTTTTTGATATTAAATTAATTCCAGGTGAATGGGTAAGTAGGATATTAAAAGAAGAAGGTGATGACCATAAAGTACTTGTATTTTCAGATAATTTAGAATCCGCCAAAAATTTTGTAAATGAATTAGGGTTTCCTAAGGAAAAGTTTGTTTATATTGATGAAGACCCGTATATTGCGGTTCATATGATGAGTATGTGTGATAAACACATATTATCAAACTCAACGTTATCATTTTGGGGTGCGTATCTTGATAAGAGGCAAGAAAATGAGTATACTTTTATTCATGAAAGTTTTTTTGAAAGACATCCTTATAGTATGATACCTTACAATAAATGGAAAATTAACAATTAAATTATATTATTATGAGTGAGAAATTTGAAATACCAACAGAACGTATGAATATGTTAATAGGTAAACTTAGGGTACCTATTCATATCAATTACATATCAGATTATATTTTACGTGAGTCGAAAGAAAAAACGAGAATAATATTAAAACAATTAATTAATAGAGACTTAATAGAAGTTAGTAAACACGCTGATGACTATTATGTTTTAAAGTCTAAAAATAATGAGTAAAGAATTAGTAACACACCCTGACCATTATGGTGGTGAAGATAACCCATATGAGGTTATAAAAATAGCAGAAGCAACAGGGTTAGATGGTGATGCGTATCTATTTAACGTATTAAAGTACATAGTTAGAAGCGGAAAAAAAGATGATAATCCACCTGTACAAGATTTAAAAAAAGCATTATTTTATTTAGATAGAAGAATAAAAACAATCGAACAAAATGGAGAAAAATAAAATTTATTGCGGTGATGGTCGTAAACTTATGTCGGAGATGTCCGAAAAAACAGTAGACTTAGTTGTTACTAGTCCACCTTATGGTGTTGGTATTGATTATGATAGTTGGGATGATGATAAAGAGATATCCGAGTACTGGAAATTTACAAGAGAATGGTTGAGAGAAACATATAGGGTACTTAAAGATGATGGTCGGATTGCCTTAAATATTCCTTATGAGATTAACCGACAAAAAAAAGGTGGTAGAATATATTTTTCTGCTGAATTTTGGATGATAATGAAAGAGATTGGATTTGGTTTTTTTGGTATTGTGGATTTAGAAGAAGATTCACCACATCGTTCAAAGACAACTGCTTGGGGTAGTTGGATGAGTCCATCTTCACCATATATCTATAATCCTAAGGAGTGTGTAATTCTTGCTTATAAGAAAAAACATAAGAAAGATATTAAAGGAACACCTCAATGGAAAGGAGAGTTTCAAATGGTTCCTAATGAAAAAATTGAAGGTGAGTTTAGAAAGAAGTTAGTCTATGAGGATAAAGATAAAAAAGATTTTATGTCTTTAGTCTTTGGTCAGTGGAATTATTTTGCGGATACAAGACAAAAAACAAAGGCAACATTTTCATTGGATATACCATATAGGGCGATTAAAATTCTTTCATATAAAGAAGATGTAGTTATGGACCCATTCAATGGAAGTGGGACAACTTGTTTAGCTGCGGAAATGTTAGGTAGACCTTGGATTGGTATGGATATCAGTAAAAATTACTGTGAAGTCGCCAGAGAAAGACTAAAAGAGTATCAAACTGAACAAAAACAACTGAAGTTAGTATTAGATGAACATACGAGAAATTAAAGTTCAGAAAAAGGATTCTATAACTATATCGACAACTGATGGTCATGTAAAAACATTTAAAAAAGAAAATTTGAATGGACCTAAAAAAGTGTGGTTCGATAATATCATCGCATGTTCAATATCATTAATGAGTGAAACCCCTACAAAGTGAGGGGTTTTTTGTTATTATAGATATTTATTAATAAAAGTTTTTATGTCAAAGTTATTTATAAATGAGTCAGAAGAATCTCAAATACGTAAAATGTATTTAATTGAGAATGAAGTTGATAAAAAAGATGGTACTAAAATGAAGGCCAGTCAAAACTTTTGGGACCATATTAAATTTGAAGAAGGTGACCCCAAAAAACCAATTGGTAACATAAAGGAGCCAGTATTAAAAGCTTATAAAGACACAAGTGGAGTTTTAACTATCGGTTATGGACACACTGGTAGTGATGTAAAACGTGGTTTAGTGATAGATAAAAAAACTGCGTTAGAGTTACTTTATAAAGATGCTTCGGAGGCTGCCGACTGTGTTAGAAGATTTTTAGGGGAATGGAAAGATAAAGGATTAAAAACGTATATGTTAACTCAAGGACAATTTGATTCGTTAATATCATTAGTTTTTAATACTGGATGTGATTCAGTTAGAATGTCAAGATTCATACAATATGTTAAATCTGGTCAAAATAAAAAAGCGGCAGAAAGTATTTTATCATATAAGTCCTCGAATGACGGTCTTAAAAATAGAAGAACAAAAGAAAAAAATATGTTTATATCATGAAAAAATTAATTAAAGAATCAGGATTAAGAAATATCAAAGATTTATCTAAGAGATATCAGAAAGCTAAAATATATTTTCATCAAGATTTAGACGGTGTTACGACTGCCTTAGCTATGAAAAATTATTTAGAGAATAATGGAATCAAAGTTGTTGATTCTGAAATAATACAATACGGTGATAAGGAATTTGCGGTAAAGAAACAAGACGCTAAAGGTGATACGATGCCGGTTTTAGTTGATTTCGCACATGGAAAGCCGATGTTTGTTGTACATACAGACCATCATGATAGTCAAACAGGTGTGGAAGGTGATACATCAACATCATTCAGGTCATCACGTTCAAATGTTGAGACCTTATCCCAAATAATGTCACCAAGTGATATCTTTACTGCTGATGATATTAGATTAATATCTACAGTTGATTCTGCAGATTTTGCTAAGTATGGGTTAGAACCACAAGATATAATGAATTTTGTATTTAAACTACAAAAAGATAAGTCATTACAGAAAAATAAAATGGCCTTAGGTTTAGCTACTAACAAACTTATGTTAGCTTATAAGAATAAACCAGGTTTTATGGAAGACTTAGTAATGACATCTCAACCATCACTATTAAACATATTTCAAAACATTAATAGATTAGCCGCTGAAAAGGGGTACGCGTTACCTGAAGAAATGGCGTTGAATCAAAAAGATTATGTACAGAAACAAAAAGATAGTGATAAGGTTTATGTTGATGACGGAATTATAGTACAATACGGTGGAGGTTCAATGTTCAAACCAGGTTCTTATGACCGTTACACTCCATTCAAAAATAATCCTGAGGCTGACTTTATAGTAATCGCTTGGCCAATGGGGTTAGTACAAGCTTCATGTAACCCATTCAAAGGTGAGAGAGAATTGAAAGGTGTTAACTTAGGTGATATAGCTCAAGAAGTATTAAGTAAATGGGAGAGTCAATTAAGAGAAAAGATAATTCCTTTATCTACAATCAAGTGGATATCAGAGGGTAATAAACAATTTGGTGATGAGTCAGTTGGTTTTACTAATGCGGATTTAGAAGCCTTTTATGGTGATAAGGTTCGTTCGATGAGTGGTGGTGATGACTACATGGAAAAATTAAAAGATATAATGGACAAACCATCAACTAAATTAACTGAAGATGAGTGGGCGATATTAGATAAATTAGGTGTTCCAGCGTGGGAAATGATTCAAGCTAACTCAGGTGGACACAAATGTATTACAAATATATCTGCTTTAAATTACTTTGGAAGAGGTAAGAGAAAACCTGAAGGTAAATATAAATACAATAAAGATAAAGGTGATTCACCATATGTTAAGTTTGTTAAAATGATTCAAAAAGAATTTGTAAGAAAACTTAAAGAAAAAATTAATGAATCCAAAGGTGTAAATGAAGGAATGATAAAAGAAATAGATGTTACTATTGGTGATTACGAGTCAGATAATATTGATGTACATAGAAGAGCTAGAAAAGACACGGTTAATAAAGAATTGTTAAATGATATCCAATCTGCAGCAGAAAAAGCTAAAGTAAAAGTTCAGATTAATTGGGCACATACTGGACATAGTAGTAAAACTAAGTCAGGTAATGTTAGTAGACATAGTACTCATGATGCGGTTGATATATCTAGATTACAAGATTTAAAAGACCCAAAACAGAAACGTTTAAGAGGTTCGGGTAATGCATCTAACTCTACTAACGGTAGTGAAAATTTTAGAATTGCAGGAAATAGACTTAAAGACGCTTTAGTTGAATTAGGTTATAATTGGAACGGTGAACGTGGTCATAAAAAGGCGGTTTTATGGCAAACTGATATTGGAGGTAATCATTATAATCATCTACATGTTTCAAACAAAGACGGAGGTAAAACAAATAGTAGTGGTCCGGTAGGTAAAGACGAAGGTAAAATTAAAAAAAGTAATCTAAAAATTGATGACATAATAAGTAATGGTGATAATTCAGAACTTATTGCTGTTGGTTCAAAAGGTGAAGGAGTAAAGGAAATACAAAACATTTTGAAAAAAAATGGTTATGATTTAGGTGAACCTGGTGTTGATGGTAAGTTTGGACCTATTACTAAGAAAGCGATTAAGAAGTTCCAAAAAGATAGGGGATTAAATTTAATTGATGGTATTGTTGGAATAGAAACTTCCACAGAACTTAAAAAGGGTTAAAAGTATTAAAATAAAGAGAAGGAGACATTGTCTCCTTTTTTTATGCCATGATTTTCACAGAATCCACCTTCAACCTCTAAAACTGTATTACCAAAACCTTGATATGATTCACAATTTTTATTATCATTACACGGTTGACAGTTGGAATGGATTTCAGTTATTTCTGTTCCGTTAATAAAAATGATATCTAATGGTATTATGCAGTTATACATCCAAAAACTTTGTTCAGAGGTGTTTGGCATAAAAAATAACATACCATCGAAAGATTCATCAAACTTTTTACCCATCATTCCTTTAGAAATGGAATCTGGAGTGGCAGAAACTTTGAC